CAATCAAAGGAAGAAATAATGGAACTTCTAAAAATTCACGGATTAATAACCAACATTACCCAGCATTATTCAGCTTTTGCTGTAGACGCCGAAGGCCAAAACACCTTCATAACCAACAACCTCGCACGGTTCCTACAACTATCCGTGGGCGATCAGGTGCTAATGGATGTGGTGCCAAACCATCCAGACAAGGCCGAAACCATACCATACCGAGCAGTCGGCTGCGTTAAGATCAAGGAATGTGGCCCAACAGCACGTATCTCACAGGACGAGCCAGAAACAGATAATGGTGTGCTGGATCAGCTTCTGAACGAGTGGACAGAGCAAAAGCAATCGCCACAAGAAATTATGGAAACAATCAAATTTCTGCTCAAAGCCGCCGACACGTATCTCATAACTTCAGAGGTGATCGCAGCATACCGCGAAGAGCAGCCAGACCAAAAAGATGTCAGCGATAAAGATATCAATAATGCCTGCCACCGCCTGTTCAAGCAGTCAAAAATTGCAAGGGCTGAAGTCTGGGCAAAGCCAGATCAATCCAAGTGCAGCTATAACCTGTGGGCATTCGATGCGTCACGGTTCACGCTATGAGCTTAGAACGCATCGAAGAGTTGGGTCAAATTCTGTCAAAACTTGACCTGACAATCCAGCATATGCTGTCATGCAAAATAACGCCCGATGACTTTCCAGACCTCAATGACGCGCTAACCATGCTAGAGGAAGCCAGAAAAATGCTGCGGGAAACATATCAAAACGTCAGGACAGATTATGACCGAAATTGACATAAAAAAATCTTGGAAGCAATGCCAGACGAAATGAGCAACATGCAAGTTATGGCAGTAATCGCAACAATCATACACTCATATGATCTAGATCACATGTTTCCAGAAATTATGGTCGGCGCTGGGGAGGCGCTGTTTGATATCCACAGAAATCCAGAAAAAAGGGAAATGCAGTGACCAGACAGGCAATCAAACGAGAGCAGTTCAAAGTGAACCACCTGACATTTGAACTGACAGACACGACATACGCAGTAATTGCGGGAGAGGCCGTACACGCAAAGGATCGACGCCCACTGTTCACGGGCGTCATAACCAAGGGAACCGCAACAGAGCTACGCAGGCTGGCTCACCAGTTTGATGAACGGGAGGATAAATTATGACCAATAAAAACATTCGAGGCAGTAAGCAAATGTCTCTGGAAGAGCTTAAAGAATTATACAGAGATTTATGCGACCCATCTCTCATAATGGCAGAGGCGCTGTTGTCCAGAATACACAAGCCATACGAGGCCGCAGAATATCTGACAAAATTTGTGGAATACAAAGCAAAGATTATGCTTGAAGAATTATTAGAGGAAGCAGTCGAAAATCAGGAGGATAAATTATGATCGTTAAATCTTGGCAGTTTAGGGGCTACGAGTGGAGCCAAGATATGCCGAAATGGCTGGAGCCAGAATGCTCAAAACGTGCGGGAAGCGCACACCTGTGGATACACACGCAGGAAGGTGAGACGGGCGCAGCGTCAGGGCAGTGGATCGCAATCAATATGCGAGGCCACGTCAGCATACACAACACAAAGCCCGACGGCTGGGGCAAAGAAATTATCGCAGGCGCTGCCTTCGCAACCCTTGTCGCAGTTGTCGCAATCGCAATGATGGTGATATAAATGGAAGACTTTAACGTAAAAATAACCGTAAGAAATAATAGATTGCTACAGGCAATTCGTAAGAAATATGAATCCGTGGCAGACCTGTCGCGCAAAATGGGCCGCAGTCAGGGGGCAGTTAATGCCCTCGTAACTATGAAAGTTAAACCTATAAACGAAAAAGGCTGGACAAACCTTGCGTTTGATGTCGCCGCAATGGTCGGAAAGGAGCCAGTAGAAATATGGCCCGAAAACCTGCAAGATATCAGGCTATCAACATCAACGTCCGAATTTACTATCGATATGGATGGCGTGAAACAAATAATGTCAGACAACTCAACAGAGAAAATGATAGCCCACTCGCAAGTGTTGCAGCAACTTGATACTCGACTAACCGACAAGCAGAAAAAAGTAATAGATATGCGCTTCAAACAAAATATGAGCCTAGAAGAAACTGGAAAAGTTTTAGGCTTGAGCCGTGGGCGCGTAATGCAGATCGAATGCCAGTCGTTAAGAATGATGAAATATGATGCCAAGGTTAATGGATACCTAACGTCAGTCACAAATCATGGTAGAGTTGTTGGACATAAAAAAACCGACAAAGGGTGCGAACTGTTTGATTGAGTAAGCCCCGCCTCGGCGGGGATTTTTTATCATAAGAACGACAACCCTTTTTTTTAATTTAATTTTGTATTATATGAAAATAACAGGAGGGCCGTATCATGGCGAAAAAAACAACCAAGAAACAACCAGCCAAAAAATCAGTCGGTAGGCCGAAGTTTAAAATTACAGAAGAAGTTCTTGCAAGCACAGAAACGCTGATGGCAAAGGGACTGACAAAAGAACAGTGCGCTGGAATGCTTGGAATTTCAGTCTCCACCTTCATGCTTCATCAGGCAGAAAATTCGGAATTTTCAGACGCCATAAAAAGGGGCGAGGCAATGGGGATCGACGCCGTGACTAACGCCCTGTTTGAAAATGCTACCGTCGAGCGCGACAACACAGCCATCATTTTCTTTCTAAAAAACCGTGCAGGCTGGAAAGATGTCAAAGACATGAACGTGAAAGACGAAAAAATAATTACACTAGACCTCACAAGGATCGGGATCAATGAACTCAGCGCACTTGAAGCAGCTTTTGAGCAGCCTCACATTGGAGCAAGTCCGAGCCGAAAAGTACCGCAGATCATTGAGGGAGTTTACGAAAGCCGCATGGCCGACGATTGAACCGGGCGTCGATTTCAAAAACAACTGGCACATCGATGCCATCAGTGATCATCTCCAAGCCGTGGCCGAAGGCGACATCAAGCGCCTAATCATCAACGTGCCGCCACGACACATGAAGTCAATCAGCGTGGCCGTGGCGCTGCCTGCGTGGACTTGGGCATCGCAACCATCCAAGAAGTTCCTCTATGCGTCCTACGCCTCCTCCCTGTCGATCAGGGATAGCGTGAAGTGCCGCAGGCTGATCGATAGCCCGTGGTACAAGGCGCACTTCGGTGACAAATTTAAGCTGACCGACGATCAAAACCAGAAGCAGCGGTTTGAAAATGATCAGACAGGCTATAGGATCGCCACCAGTGTCGGTGGTGCGCTAACTGGTGATGGTGGTGACATCATCTGCATCGATGACCCACACAACAGTGTGGAGGCCGACAGCAGCAAAGTAAGGGAGGGTGTGCTGGAGTGGTGGGATCAGGCCATGCAGACGCGCCTCAACGATCCGCAGACGGGCGCGTTTGTCATCATCATGCAAAGATTGCACGAACAAGACCTCACGGGACACATACTCGCCAATGAGCTAGGCAATGAGTGGGATCACCTATGCCTGCCTGCCAGATATGAGATCGGCCACCCAACGCCCAACAGATCAAGCCTTGGCTTCACAGACCCACGAACAGCCGAGGGTGAGCTACTGTGGCCCGACAGGATGGATGAGAAGACCCTGACCACCCTAGAGCGCAGCCTTGGCTCCTACGCAGCCGCAGGGCAGCTACAGCAGCGGCCAAGCCCCAAGGGCGGTGGCATACTCAAGTCAAGCTGGTGGGTGCCGTGGGAAAAAGAAAATTTACCTGACAATATCGAATATGTAATCCAGTCTTGGGATACAGCCTTTGAAACAAAGGAAAGCTCTAGCTTCAGCGCCCGTACCACTTGGGGCGTATTTAAGCATCAAGGATATGACTGCGCCATTGTGCTGGAGGCGTGGTACGACAAGGTGAGCTATCCAGAGCTACGCAAGCTGGCACAGGAAGCATACGATGATTGGGAGCCAGACGCAGTCTTGATTGAAAAAAAGGCGTCAGGGCAAAGCCTTCTGCAAGACCTCAGAATGGCAGGGGTGCCAGTGCTGGCGTACAGTCCAGACCGCGATAAAGAAGCTCGCGCACACGCCGCATCTGCCCTTCTGGAAGACGGCAGAATATTCTATCCCAAGCGCAAATGGGCCGAAGATTTGATCTCAATATGTGCCGCCTTCCCTGCTCACCCAAATGATGATATCGTTGACACTTGCACCCAAGCATGGCTAAGACTGCGTAAGGGCTGGTTCCTTGGTCACACTGAAGACCTGACTGAAGATGACGAACCAGAACCACAAAGGATAACTCTCTATGGCTGATCCAAATGTAATCCCGTTTGCCGAGGGCGCACCCGCAGATGACCTGATGATTGAAGAGCTACCTGACGGTGACGTGCTGATCGGTGATCCAGAGCTTGACGATATCGATGAGAGCGACAGCGGATTTGACGCCAACCTCGCAGAAGAGATCGACGCACGGGAATTATCGGCCAAGGGTGCGGAGCTTGTGTCGTATTACGAAAACGATGAAGCCGCCAGAGACGAGTGGAAGACCCGCTACAAGGCTGGCCTCAAAACTCTAGACCCAGACGGGGGCTTAGATGAAAGCGAAGACGAGAGAGCCACCCGTGGCCTGTCCATCGTTGTTCACCCCCTGATCGCAGAAGCGGCAACCCAGTTTAATGCCAAGGCCATTGCAGAGCTTTATCCGTCAGGTGGCCCGATCAAGTCGGTCATCATTGGTCAGCCCGATGAAGAAATCGAAGAGCAGGGCCGCAGGGTCAGAGAATTTATGAACTACCAGATCACAGAGGAAATGCCCGAATACTTTCCCGATCTGGATCAAATGCTGTTTCACCTACCGCTGGTCGGCCAGACGTTTAAAAAGGTTTGGTGGGACGTAAACCTCGACAGGCAGTGCAGCCAGTTCGTCAAGGCCGAAGATTTCTGCGTGGCTCCAGATAGCAAAGACCTCTACACATCCCCACGCTACACACACATCATCAGAATGCCGAAAAACGAATATAATCGCTACGTGGCAAACGGATACTACCTCCAGACAACCGATGACGGCAGCGGAGATATCGA